CTGTTCCAGAGCTCGTTGTTGAGTTCACTGACAGGGTCAGGCTTACCAATGGTGGTCAGGCTATTCTCAATGTACCACTTGCCAGTAGGACCTTGAAAGCCATGATTCCAGATACGTACCCAAGGAAGTTCTTCACCACGGGGAGGAGGTAGGAAACGAACGACGGCATAACCGTTGCCAGCTTTATCAACTGTGGGTTGCCAGAAGCGATCATCTTCTTTGCGTTCGCCACCTGCGGGTTGACTGATTTTGTCCACTTCCTTCATCAGGTTGTCAAAACCACCGCGGGATTTTCTAAGATCGGATAGACTATTGAATGCCATGTGTATGCTCCTTATTTGCGTTGTATAGGCCGAGTATAATTACCATCATCTATGTTGTCATCAAAATCATCATCTTCGGCATCCTCATTTACTGGGGATGCGTTATTATATATATGTTTCTTGTATTTTTCAATGGCTTTTTCTAGCCTTGTTGCCGTTTTATTTTTACTGCCTCTGCGGCTTTCGTCTCTGACGTTACGAAAAGTCTTGCCCATGATCCTTGACTACTCTGACAAAAGGCCAATGTGAAATGTACTCATGTATGCGGTTTTGTGCATGACCAATTTTAACACTAAATTCCTGAGTCTTGCGCAGTCGCTCATTGAGCTCATTTACTATCATGGCCAGGTTATTAATATCTGCATCCAATCTAAAAACAACATCTTCAAGCTTATCTAGACGTTCCTCGATGTCTATTTCAGCCTGGACCGAACTTTTCTTGGTAGATTTTTCTAAAGGCATCTTGGTCGAATTTTAAAAAAGGTCGGTACTTGCGTATCAGACGACTGGTCTCAGGCCACATAAAAACTCGTCGCATGCTCTGATCATAGTCAGCACAAAAATTCAGCAACACATCTAGAATTACCAGAGTTTCCAAGCAGATGTGATTACCAAAGTAGGCACGCAGTACCAAGGGATGACGATCTGTGTCATGTTTAATTAAGTCCACACCATCATCGGCTGCCATCATGGCCAGACGATCCAGGTCCTGTGTGAATATGTATCGCAGACTTTCTACACGACGTTTCCAGCTCTGATACTGACGAGCCGCATCGGCATCAAATACTCCGCCCCAGCGATCGCCGGCAGTAAAGTTAGCCACCATGAAGTCACAGATCTCAGCATCCTTGTAGGTCTTGGCGAGCTGCAGGAACTGAAAACTTTTACCCGAGCCAACAAAACTCTTACGGCTGGCTCGGATACGTCCTCGTTGTTCTATGACATCATAGTCGTCGGTCTGAAAATGTGCACGCAAAGCCAGGTACATCTTATAGGCTTCAAAGTCAGTCATGTTCATCATCATAATGGTAGTCGGGCGCTGCGTCTCATCAAGTTGGCTTCTTCAGCTTCGAGCCGAATTCGTTCTTTCAGCACCTGATTAATCAAGGGTGCCACGGCTTCAATGTCTATGTCTTTTTCAGTGCAGTAGTTGATGATGGTATCCATGCAACTGATCTGATCCAGACGACTTTGTGCTATGACCCAGGCACTGAATTCATTGGCGCTGTTGAACTGCTTGGTAATGACAAATTCGTTGGTCAGAGACTCGCCATGCTGGTCAACGTTTTTATTGACCTTGACTTCACCGTTGGGTCCGGTGAGAACCAGACCCAGGGTACTCTGACTACGAACACGATCGTTGATGCCGCTCATTATGCTGCCCTGGCTGTGGGTACTGATCCACTAAAGGCCTGCTGTGGTGGCGGGGGTTCCTGTGGTTGCATCCACTGAGCCGTGGCCATGAGGTCACAGACATATTCATAGGTACCAACATGTACTGTGCGAGTCCAGGGCGCCAAATAGATCTGACCACCCAGCTGACGCCAGCGTTTGCAGAAGGTAAAGTCTTCGCTGGTATAGGCACGTGTGGCTTCGTCGATGCTGACATCAAAATAGGCATGAGCTTCACGCGGTGCATCTGCAGTACGCGTCATGGTCTTGGGGTCCATGGTTTCTGAACCGCCGCTGATGATGCGAATGTCGGGCAGGCGTGCAGCCATTTCAGTGAACACTCGGCGATTGATCAACATCATGCCTGTGGCAATGCTTTCTACTTCCACGGGCTCATTGATGTTGAAGGTCAGCTGATCACCAACTGGCTTGAAGGTAGACTCCGCAATCACTGCATTGATAGCGTGTGGAGGAATATCTGGACGTGTGCTGACAACATGTTTCACTGCATCCCAGTTCATCTTCTTCTTGGCATACTGTCCACCAATGATGTCCTTGTCAGCCTGGATCATGCGAATTACATCATCGGCATCAAAGCCCAGATCGGCATCAATGAACAACATGTGCGTGGCCTGACTGCGCAGGAAACCTTCTACCAGGATGTTACGAGCCTTGGTGATCAGACTTTCATTGGCCGCTACTTCGAACATGGCAGGAATGCCAGCCTGACTTAACTTGGTCAGCAGATTGATCAGGCTGATCATGTACATGTAGTTGCATTGTCCACCGAACATCGGAGTAGCGATAAACACCGATTTCTGTTTGGGCGCTTCGGCCTGTCTGTTGATAAACAGGGGGTTGACTTTGCTGGGCGCCTTCACGGGCGGCTTGAGTTTGTTACTCATGGTTTATCATTCTCCGTTTCAGTTAAAATAATACAGTTCAAGGTTCACTGCACTGTTATATATCAGTATAAGGCAATTTTTTCAAGCTGTCAATAGAAAACATGGTTACCAATGCGAGCCTTAGGCTGTTTGTTCCAACCAGGCTGTACATAGGTGGCATGAAAGTATTTGGCGCCCTGTAGCTCGGGCAGACGCACACCATCCAGCATGACCTTGCGAGCTATGCGCAGACTTTCTTCATAGAGATGCGGTGCGCGAATCTGCAGCTTTCCTTCACAGACCCAGCTGAATTGGCATACTGTAACTCCTTCATAGTGAGTCTTTTGGTGTACAACACCACAGACGGTGCTGGGAAATTGACCGCTGTGTACACGGTTCATGGTGACCTGAGCCACGGCAATCTTGCCCTTGACTGGCTCACTGGCGCTTTCAAAATAAACGTTGCGGGCCAGGCAGGTAATTTCACGGTTGAGTTTGGCCTCAACCATTTTTTTATGTTGTCGCTCTGCGGCAATGCGCTGACTTTCGATTTCCTGAGTCATGCGCGCCTGGGCCTGAGTTTGATACAGTGTATTGATACCAGCTACAAATACGGAAAATAGCGTGGCACTAATTAAAAAACGTCGAACAATGTGTCTGTTCAGCATGAGTTCTCCTTGTTAAGAAGGTACGCCGAAGCGTACCGTTCCCCCGTCAGGCAGATTTTTTGCTTACTTTATCTGAGGGTGTGTTGGAAACAAAACCATTCAAAGACTGTGCCTTGGTAATGACTTCGTTTTCTGTGGGGTAGGGTGGCAGAGTTGGATGTTCAGGTATTGCTTGTCCGTGTATTTTGGCGGACTCTACCTTGACTTGCCAGTCTTGACTGATTTGATCTCGCTTACCATAGTATTCTTCGGTAAGCATTTCCTTCGCCATTTTTAGAAGTTCAAGGCGAATCTCGAACGGTGTCAGGTTTGACATAATAGTACCTTTCTGTGTTGTGAGTGATGTAGCTGGTTTTATACAGATCCAGCAACTGCTATTATTATATATCTGTTCTACAAAGTCAATTAGCGATTTGCGATGTACATGGTGATTTCAAATCCAAAGCGCATATCAGTAGCTGCGGGTGTGGTCCAGTTCATATCAATCTCCTAGGTTATGCAGAACAATTTCTGCTATATTATCTATACATCTATCAGATACAGAATATCATTAAAATTTAAAATTCAGCGCAGTAGTTACCGCATTGTATGCACTGTCTCCACGTACCTGATCATAGCCCACTGCCACAGCATAGTTCTTGGTCAGCAAATACTCTGCGCCCACGCGCCAGCTACGTGACTGATCGGTCTTGGCAGCATCCATGGCATCACGATAACGCCAGCCCAGCTTCACACCCAAAGCATCAGTAACCTGATATTTGATGCCGGGCTCTACGCTGTAGTAGGCGTAATTGTCGTTGGTCTTGTATTTTTGTCCGGCAGCACCACGAGTGTACAGGCTCAGTCCAGCACCCACAGGAACGGTGCCAGTCAGGCCAGCTTCCAGGCGTGTATCATTGAGATTTTCTGCTGTGTCCATCTTCTGGCGCATGCTGATGTCGGCTTTGAATGTCTTGTTTAATTCAGTACCCACAGTAACTTTTACTGCCTGATTGTCGCTGCCGCCATTGACACCATCACGATAACCATATTCAACGCCACCAAAACCACCGGCGAATGCTGTGCTGCTGATCAGCATGGCCAAGATAAAAAACTTCTTCATTGTTGCTCCTTGTTGTTGAAAAGAAAAGCCGGGTTATTCTGTTACGAGGAAACCCGGCAAAACCCTAAGCAGCGTTTAGGCTGCTAATGCATAACTTTCGTCATTTGCATTTACTTGTTTGCTCGATTTACGTCCGTCGCCTGACGTGCTGTCCACTCGCCTACTCCTGACCCTGTCGAAACCATGTCTGGCCCATCAGAAGTGTCCTGCTGTTCACAGGTCGGGAATTCCAGTCCTCGGAGTCTTGTTAAACTCCTACATACCACCCTAAACAACACTTCTGGTGGACCAGGCGGGAGTCGAACCCGCGTCCAGAACCCATTTCAGGTTGCTTCATACAGCAATATTTTATATATCAGAACATGGACATTAGCTTGTCGCGAATACCCAGCTCGTTGGCATGCAGACGATAGCTGCGCACTGGCCAGGTACCTACGTCGCCATCCAAAAAAGTCTTCCAGGTAATTTTTTCATCTGAGCAGGCTCGGCGTACAAAACCGCTAAACTTTTCATTGTGTTGAAGTTCATGACTAAGTTTGTCCTGTGCTCGTTGCTGCGCCCAGTGCCAAAATTCTGTGTCATGCACCGAACCAGCAAGATAGTGCAACAATATCATGTTTTCAACATTGTTGAGCGTTTCTTGATATTCTCGATTAAAAAATCTATAAAGACTAGCAGGATGTGTATCAGCATGACCATCGACCCAGGCCTGTCTGGCTTTTTTAATAATCTGACAGGCCGCACCTGTACTGGTGGCTTCCAGGGGCTCTAGAAAATACGATGCATTTCCATTGTAACATACTCGTTGAGTAAAGTTGTTTTTTCTGGAATAATTACGAAAACGAAGTCTGCGCTTCAATGCCGGCACCAGACCAAATTCATTTAATATTTCCTGAGCCTCATCATGGATTTCTTCGTCGCTGGCATAATTTTCATTGAACACATAGCCTATGGCGCAGCGATTTTTTAATGGTATGCCAAACACCCATCCATGTCGTCGTGCAAAGGTCAATGAGTATAAAAACTTTGGTTCATTCCAGGGACATTGAAACACCATGGCAGAATTTACTGGTATGTGATCATGAACCACATAGTCATCGTTGAGCTCGGGACTGCCAGTACACATCATGACATGATCAGTATCCAGGCTTGCAGGATCAGTAACATTGGCTTCCTGACAACGCACACGGGAATTTTTTCTTAGCTGATCAAAGACATAGGCCTGAAAGTCCACGGCACTGAAGTGCAGAGCATACTGCCCCACAGGAAATGCGTGTTTAAAGTCATGGCCAGGTCCCCATCCACGTTTCCAGATTCCCAGTTTAGGAACAGAAAACATGTTCTCCATTTCTACACTGGTCCAGTTCAGATCTTCGCGCAACTGTTCTGGAAACACCAGACCAGTTCCTTCTCCTACTGGCGTAGGTGATATCTCGGGATCATAGATCCAGTCTATATCCCAGTCAGTATGAGCCAGAAAATGTGCCACAGCCAGACAACCTACGGTGCCACGACCTACTATGCTGATTTTTTTCGTCACAGAGTCACCAATGGTGCAATGCTCAGCACGACCCATCCCTTGGTGGTCAGCATGGTGCGTGCAGCTTCAATATCCGCTGCCTGCACAATCGTTCTTTGCTGTTTACCGTCAATCATGACTTCACATATAAATTTTTGCATGAATCCTCCTGGTAATTATCTGGAACTCAGTGGTAGTTCAGTTATATCGCAACGGGCAAAAATGTCGTTATGCTGATGTGTTATAATCTGCACCACCTCCCAACATTCAGCCTCGCGGTCAAAATGCTTCCAGGCCCGCCACTGTCCATCGGGTATGTAGAACACCATGAGTATCCAGATAATCTTCATCTACTATTTATGGATTTTCTTCAGCAAAAGTATCCAGCGCTTTCTTGAAACGACCAGCGTGACTGCGTTCTGCCTTGGCCAGAGTCTCAAACCAATCGGCAATCTCATCAAAACCTTCGTCACGCGCAGTCTTGGCCATGCCAGGATACATGTCGGTGTATTCATGAGTCTCACCTTCAATGGCGCTGTGCAGTGCTTCCTTCACAGTCTTGGCAGCCAGACCAGTACCTGGATCGCCATAGCCACCGTCGATCAGATACTCCATGTGACCATGTGCGTGACCAGTTTCACCTTCGGCAGTGCTGCGGAACAG